CGGGCTTGACGTGGGAAGATGCCATCCATGGCTTACGTGATGTACTGGCGGACCAAACAGAAGACGCTATCCAGCGGGTCTGGCAACGCTCTCGGATCGTGACAGCTATGGACCTTATGGCGGCAAACACACCCACCCCGCCAGCGCCGGAGGTGGACAGCAGGGCGAGAGAGTTGCGGAGGTTGCTGGCAGTATTGCTTGATTTCTTGTGCCTTCCTGGTCACGGGGTTACCGAGGAAGATTGGCGCCAAGCCTGCGTGTTGTCTGGTAGATATTGCGAGCCATTTTTAAGCAAAAGCCCCGCCACCCCGCCTGCGCCGGAGGTGGGGGAGGTGGCGGAGTTGGTCAGGCGACTGCGGGACCTGCATTCCATTCCATTGTTGGAGGAACGCGAACGCGCTGCCACCCTGCTGGAGCAGCAGCAGCACCTTCTGAAGCTGGCCGGGGCGGAGCTGGACCGCCTTGTAGAGCAGCAAGCCGCACCCGCCCCGGCGGTGGTGCCGGTGGCGGTGAGTGAGAGGCTACCGGACTCGCGCCCCGAGTCGGAGGGAGGGGATTGCGATGCGGAGGGGAGGTGTTGGGCCTTCATGCCACGGTCGGCCACGCCATTCCCGAATTGGACTCTGATCTGGAGGGGCCACATGCAGCCTTACCACACCCACTGGCGCCCCGCCAGCGCCATCCCGCTGCCCCATGCCGGAGAGGTGGAAGGATGAGCCCGCGCACAATCAGGCTCGGCGGCCTGATAAGTGTGTGCGTCAGCTTTGGAGCCCTCTCCCCATCGATTGACGAACAACTCAGAGAGCAAGGACTGAAGCTTGACATGGACCCCTTGCAGCGTGCCCACCTACAGCGTGATGTCGATGAAGTGACCCGCCTTCGTGTCCGTTGCATCCTCACCGAAGCCGAGTCAGACAAGGCCCGCAGGCGCATTTTCCAGATCATCAAAAAACAGGCCAAACCGTTATGACCACCCCACTTTTCCCCGCTGCGCAGAAGGTGCTGACCGCCACATTCATCTACCAACCTACCCCGGCGTCAACCCCGATTCAGTTGCCGCGCCGGATATGGATTCCAGCTCGATCTGGATCTCTCCCCGGCTACTGGGCGTCCTGCGCTTACACCCGATGAACACCCTCACCCCACCCCTTGAGGAATCCAATGCCTGAATGCCTCCCCGACCTCCCCCGCTACATCCGCCAGCAAGGCGATCAATGGCTCGGCGCCGACCACCAGAGCGGCCCCTGGCGGCCGATCCCCGCGCCTCAGGCTGGGTTGCCATGGTTGACCGATGGACCGGCTGTGCAGAGCAGGGAACCGGCCTCCGTCGCTACTGAGGCTAGGCCCCTTAGCCTCGACGCGCAGGCGGTGCTGGATGCCTACTACAGAGCACCTTGCCAAAACAGGTTAATGATTGCAGCCGTACTCCGTGCCGTTGCTAATAGCTGGCGTGGCGAGATTGGGCCGCTGCCGGTCACAGAACGCACTACGGGCATCAACGACTGCGCTGATCGCCTATGTGAAATCGCCGCCGAGCTGGAGGTGCCCAATGGCTGATCTCACCCCCGCCGATCGCCTGGCCTTGGCGGTGTGCCTGAGCAATCGGATCCATTTCACCACTCCATCACGATGATTCTGTATCACGCAACCACCCCGAAGAAAGCCAGACTGTATCGCGAGACCGGATACATCATTGCCCCGGTCCGTGGATTCACCAGCATTCAGGCTGCCATGGCGTGGGCCATGAAAGTTGGTCGAACTGTGATCTATCAGTTCAACGCAGATCGTCCGCACAAGCTACCAGACCATCACAACGCTTACGGCGAGGCGTGGTGGAACGATGGTCACGTCCATGAATTCAAGTGCGTATTTTCTGCTGATTCTGACGCTTGATCTAATGATTACCCTCACCAGCTACGCCCCCAGGGCGGCACTCCTGTCCCACCGCTTCCCGCCCCATGGCTGACCCTATTCAACCCCTCACCCCCGCCGATCGCTTTCGCCTGAGGGATATATGGCGATCCCCCCGCGGCGTAGATTGGCGAGTTGAGCTTGTAATTGGCTACAAGGTAAGACTGCGTAACGTAGCTTGGCCGCGCTACACGCAATGGCGTTTCGAGTGGAACACGGGCAGACTCACGGCTAACCCATGGGAGCGCATTCAGTCCGGCGCCGAGCTGCAGGGAACCGTGCAAACCGTGCAGGAGGGGCAATGATTGACCACACCATCCTCGACGACGCCATCTGCACTTTTCTGCGGTTCTCCTGCGGCCATGCAACCAACAACCAAGCACTGATTGATCTGGCTGGCGGCAAGTGGCGGACCGTTGACGCACGGATGCAAGCCATGCGCAAATCTGGGCGGATCCGCTGGCACGGGCGATCACTCAAGAACCATCCTTTAGGCGTTCGCTCTCACGGGTGGGAAGTTCTTACCGAGCCAGACCGCACGCTATGACCACCTCCAAGCGACCCGGCTGGGGCCTCCGCATCCTTAAGGTGCGCAACACCTCCGGCGCCCCCGAGGCACTGATCCTGCCCCCAGACCACGAAGCACCGTTCTGGACGGACCTTCGCCAGATCGCCCAGCACCAAGCCCGCACCATCTACGAACCCCGATGATCCTCGCTGACTTCCAGATCCGTGCCCTATGCGAAGCCGGCATGGTCGCCCCCTTTGACCCCGCCCTTGTCAACCCTGCAAGCCTGGACCTGCGGCTGGGCTCGAACATCCTGATTGAGTCCAGCGAGGGGCCTGGCCTTGTGCCCTACTGCATGGCTCACCACACAGCCGACGACCCCTACCGCATGGTGCCTGGGCAGTTCCTGCTTGCAGAGGGGGAGCCCATCTTCAACCTGCCTAAGTGCATCGCCGCTCAGTTTGTCCTCAAGTCCTCCCGCGCCCGCGAGGGTCTGCAGCACCTGCTAGCCGGATGGTGTGACCCCGGCTGGAACGGATCACGCCTCACCCTAGAACTGAAAAACGTTCGCCAGCTCCACTGGGTTGGCATCTACCCAGGCCTCAGGATCGGGCAGATGAAGTTCATGCGCATGGACTCCACCCCACTGGCGTCCTATGCCGACGTTGGAAGATACAACGGGGATGTGACGGTCACTTCATCGCGTGGTTAGCCGTTGCCGTTCCCAAACGGCAGTAATGGCTTAGACTATGCGCGACCGCAGCATTGCTACAGCCTGTGTCAGCCGGTGGACGCCCAACCAAGCTCACCACCGAACTGGTGAAAGCGGCACGCATCGAAGCGGCTCACGGCCTCCCTGTCGCCCTGATCGCGGATCGGCTTGGCATTGGCCGAACAACCGCACACACCTGGATCAGGAACGCTGATAGCAAAGGCGAAGGCAGCCTTGAATACAAGTTTCGGGCTGCCATCTTTCTAGCTGATGCGGAAGAGTGCAAAAACCTTTTAGGCGGGCTTCGCACAGCAGCATCGGGCTCGAAAGACAACCCGCCAAACGCTTGGGCTGCATCTTGGCTCCTGACGCATCACCCCAGGCTGCGTGATCACTTCTCGGATGCTGCCGCCGATCGCCGCGTAGAGCGCAAGACCGTCGCCACCGTGATGGATGCCCTTGCCTCTGCTGGGCTCACCCCAGACGATGAGCGGCGGGTGCTGCTGCAGATCCAGGCCCGTGGCCTCGGGACGCCTCCGGCGGATGAGGGGGAAGGATGAACGACCACGCAACTCGGATCACAAAAGCTGCCCAAGCCCGCAAGTTGATCGGGCAAAAAGTCAAGTGGTGGCCACTTCATTTAGGCAGACACTGGACCACAAATGACACCTTGCACGAAGTAGCGGGAAAGAACGTCCGGCTTGGTATCGACTGGCAATGGCTACCTGACATTTGGATGGAGCCACTTCCGCAAGCTGTGGAGGGCGAGCCGTGACCGATCTCGTCCGCACCCTGCTGGCACGACGGCCCTATGTGAGTGAAAGCACCCTACTGGATTGCCTTGAGCTGGCCGAATGGCTGGATATGCGCATCCGGGCAGGCATTGTCCCGGAGATCACCACTGCCGAGATGATGACCCGGTGGCAGTGTTCGCAGTCCACCGTGAGCAGGCGGATTGCGGCATTACGTGAGCATCAGTTGATTGACGTTACGGACCACCCAGGGCCCGGCGCCTATTGGGCGGTGTATCGAGTGGGGCCGGTGGGATGACGCTCGCCGCCCCCTTCCCTTACTTTGGCGGCAAACGACGCGCAGCTGCCCGCATCTGGCAAG